TAATGATCCTTCTTTTAATGCACGAGTATTTCTCATGGAATCATCTTGATTATAAGAATATTCCATCGCGACCTTAGTATTATAATCGGAAATTTCCTCGATGAGCGTATTTCTTGAGCCCGAATATATGCGAATATTTTTGACTAAACATTGCGCCCCGATATGAGGATCTAACTGGAGACGGGTGGGAACAGTGTCCCCGCTGACTTTCACTTTAAAATTAAGATAACTATTTTTTCCGTCAAGAAATTTCACCGTTGGAGGAATTTCGAATTCTACAAGGCGACCACCTTGACCCGCACGACACTGATATGATAAACCATTCGAGGAAGGAACTGAAACTTGTGTTTGCTTCATGGGAATTTTTTCATCATTGCGCCAGTAACTCATTTTATATATTGTAATATAAAAAAATTAAAAAAAAAAACTTAATAAAAAAAACTTAATATTTTAAATTTATTTATTTATTGAGATCTTCCAGCGACAACCGTCGTATTTGAAGGAGTGGCGCGGGCTTGTACTTGTGAAGAAACTTGAGCGGTGTCCTTTTCTTCTTGTTCTTTTGCATCTGAGGAGTCTCCTATTTCCTCGAGACCAGTTCCGATGAGAGAAGTTATTCCCCCTAACAGTTCAGCGCCAGCACCGAGACCCGCACCCGCCCCGCTTCCTATACCATAAGCCCCAGCGACCTCGAGACCCGATCCCGCGATATTCATGACATTTCCTATTCGACTCCACCAGTTATTTCCGAGATTACCTCTTTCAACGTCTTTATAAATAGAAGTGCCGGCGGTCAATAGACCTCCGCCGATCCGTACAGTTCTCCCGAGAGTTTTTTCGACTCCTTGCTCCAGTGCTTCCGCGCCACCTTCTACAGCGTCCCCCACTAATGCGCCAGCATCTTCAACACCTTCAACACCTTCAGCGCCTAAGAATGCGCCTTCTACTCCCTCCGCGTCCGACAGCCCCGAGATAGAGCCCGGAACTCTCCCTTCAACTGCTCCGAGTTCTCCTCCGCCCCCCGTCTCGAAATTAAAATGCCCCGCTATCGCGCCCGTGTCCGCTTTAGCCCCGACAAGAGCATCAGGAAAAATTCTCCGTGCTTGTTCTTCGAGTGGCGAAAAATCTCCCGCTTTATCGATTAAATTTCTCTGAGTGAATCCGAAGTTATAATTACCCGTTAATGATGGATTAAGACCCCTTGCACCGAACGGAAGAAATGCTTTTTCTGTAGATTTTGCCTCTGTGACGAGTGTATCGACAAGCCCTTCCCTTATACCTTGAAGACCTTCCATCGTTAGACCCTCTTCACCACTGCCGGCGATTGCTTCATCGAGAATTTTTTGGAGTCCCGTCGGGCGAGGGGTGGGAACACCTTCCACAGACGCGCCCGCATCCGCTACCGCTCCGAGTCCTCCACGATATACATTTCTTATTCCTCTGATTGCATCGCCCACCGTTTCGGTTGATTCCCCTTTTGATGTGAGATATGTTTTTAAACCGGCTCGAACTGAATTCCCCGCGTTAGTACCTTTTAAAAGATTGACACCCGCGCTGATTGTTCCTTGAGTGTCTGCGGTTTCTTTTATAGTGTCTAACTGATCGGCGAGATTATTATTAAACTGTGTGACGCCTTGATTTATGTCTTGAATGTGTTGTGCGTAAGCGTTATGAGAATCTATTCCCCCGTTAGAATATAGAGCATTCATTTTTAATTATAAAAGATATTAAAATTTTAATAAATAATTAAATAAATTTTTTATCTCCTTCCCCGATTTTTCTTTCAAATCTTAAATACGCTGTCGCTGGATTTGTCTGAAGATCTAAATATAAAAATGAATACGGTGCATCGTCTATGGCGTAATTATAAAGATCAGTAAATATATCAGGAAACATGTCACCGTATTCCTCTTTTATTTTTTCGAGTTCTTTTTTGTTTTGTTGTTTCATGATAATGACATCAGTCGCATTATTTCTGATTAAACCGCTGACCGCTCGAAATGATTGAGTCGTAAATAATAGAAGCCCGATCCCGTAATGACGGAATCTCGTAGCGAGGAAAGAAACAGCATTATTTTTTGAAAAATCTTTCGTTAATATATCATCAAGAAGTACAGCGACAGAAGGACGCTCAAAATCTTCATATGATTTCTGTGATTCGACTAAATCATGAATCATGTGATCTTCATAATGATCTTCACAGTCAAAATGTTTATTCAGTAATTTTCCTTTAGGATCAGCGTTGAGAGTGTTACTTATGATTTTAACGATATCGAATTTATCTTTATACATTTCCGGAGAACATAAAAGATTCACTACTAAATTCGATTTTCCTTGTTTTACTGAGCCGACAATTAAAACCAGCGCCGGAGGTTGTGGAAGATGTGGATGAATATCCTTGAATTTTGAATCATCTTCAGGATCTTTCACTTTATAAACTTTAGGGGGTTTCTTTTCCATTTATAATAATGATATATAAAAAATAATCTAAAAAATAGACTTAAAATTAGTAACATCCAGCGAAAGGGTTATGAGCCTTAGGAGGATTAATAGCCCTTCTTAATTTCTCTTTCACTTCTTCTTCTTCTCTTTGTATCTTCATTGCTTCTTGTTTTTCTTTCTTCCTTTGTTTTCTTATAATTTCATATTTCATTATTCCTTCCATTACTGCGTCATCGACGCTTTTTTGTGGAGGTGAATTCTGTGGCGTTGGAGTCGGTGGCGGGGGTCTTCTATCTTCGATATCTTCTTCAAGTTCTTGAACTTCTTTGACTTTCTTTTTTCTTTGAAGTTCTTTTCTTTTCTTATCAAGATCTTTATCTTCTTTCCGTTTCTGTGCATTTGATCTGCGTACGGCGACCGCCTTTTCTCTTGCTACTTTTAATTTTTCTTTATGTGCTTCACTCATGGGAGGTCTCTTCTTAAAGGGTTTCCCTTTCTTAGTTAAGCGGACGGCTGGCGCGACTGCTTCAGTTCCGTTAGCATTGACAGAAGAGATTTCCGGATTCGAAGGAAGATTAAATATTTCTTCGGGTTTAATATCTTCTTTAGATGTTTTAACTTCTTGAATAATTTCTTTTACTTTCTCTTTGATTTCATCATCATCTTCATAAACCATGTTCGGGTTTAGTTCCTCTGTTTCTGCATCTTCTTTTTCATCGGGGATAAAATCCATTACAACTTCGGGAATAAAATCCATCTTTAATAAGTAAAAAGAAAATAAATTATTATTAAAAATAACTATATTTTATTAAAAAGTACTAAACTTTAAAAAGAATTTAAATTTCTTAATAATATTCTTAAAAATAGAATAATATCTAAAGTGGCTAGGCTGGGATCTCAAAAATATTTGTCTCAGAGATTATTTTTAAAACACAATTTTTTTTGATGATCCAGCCTAGCCACTTTTTTGATTTCAATTTAATTCAAAAAAAAAATTAATAATAAATAATAATCAAGTTAAAAACCACCATGAAGAGGATTTCTCTTCATGCATCCCATTCATAGAAGGATTTATCTCACTTTCTTTATACCTTTCTTTTATTTCTTTTATTTCATTTAAATCTTTCTTAATTTGTTTTTTTTCTTTCTCTCTTAATATCATTTTAATTTCTTCGAGATCTGTCATGATTATATCTTTATCTTTCTTAATTTGTTTAAGATGTCTATCTATCTCACCTAAAGCCTCGCATATAGAATGATTAGTTTTTACAATATTATGAAGCGGAGATTTATCCGGTTTTCGATTTTTACTCATTTTAATATTATTAAATAAAATATTCATATAACTAAATAAAAGAAAAAATGAGTGACTCAATAATAATCGAAACGCCTTCGGGATTATCCGGATTCACTATAGGAGATTTAGGAGTTTTCATCGGTACATTAGGATCAGTCATAACCGGAATATTAATCGCCCTTCAACATTCAAAATGTAAGAAAATAAAATGTTGCGGATGTGAGTGTGATCGTGAATTAACAGCAGAAGAACCGGAACAACAACAAGAAGGAAATCGACCAGTAGCGGAAGCGAATGAAGAAAGGGAGAGACTAAGGGAAGAACCCGCCGAGCCTATCATTGAAGAAATTCAAGTAAATCAAAATTAAAATTAATATATATTTAAAAATAAAGATGCCGATGGAGACTCAGTCAGTTTTATTTTTAAAATCAAAATATACAAAAAAGAAAGCGGAAAAGTGGCTACGCGAGAACGGTTTCAAAGTGAAAAAAGTGGATACGACTCCGACTTTACATCGTTATCGACAACTCGATCCGAAATTATTCGATGAGAAGACGTATCGCATGAAGAAAATTAAAGGGAACGACATAAAATTAGTCGTAGGGAAAAGGAAAGAAAAGAAAAAGAAATGATCAACCCTCGACAATAGATCTGAAAGTCAAAGATATTCTCGTCCCCTTGATTTTTTTTCTTTTTGGAACTCCATGCATAAAATTATCATTCATAGGCGCGGGCATATATAAACAGAGTCCCGCTTTATGGAGTACGGTCGTCACTTCTTTTGTTTCATTATGTCTAACTTGAAAATCTCTTTCAGCGCCGAAAGATAAAGTCGCGAACCCTGTATTTTCCACCCAGCCGGTTTCTTTGTCTTTATGATAAGATATAGAATCTTCGCCCCCTCGATAAACATTCATGAGAATCGTATTGAAATCAGTATTTAATTTTTCATTAACTTTCTGAGTTATTTTTTTAAGTTTTTCATCCATTATATAGTTCGGAGGCGATCCCCCTGAAACTTTATAATCATAATGAATTTTATCATTCAAAGTGAATGAGGCTTGACCTCTCGGGACTTTCATCATTCTCCCGTACATTCCTTTGTACTCTTTATGATATTCAATTTCTAAAGAATCTAAATATTCAAATATTTCTTGCATTTCATTCTCGTCTTCATAAATTTGTTCAATAATTAAGTCACTCATTTTTATTCTTAATATATATAATTTTTTAAGATTATTTAAAAATCGAAAAAATTAAACAATTCTCAGATTTTTTTTCTAAGTAATAATATAAATGATAGAAAAAAATATACTTAAAAAGAAAATTAATAATATAATTAAAATGAGTGATTATAATA